AAAAAACAGTATCATTCGTATCACCGCCATTGTTTAAACCATACTTTGAGGTCAAATAGTCCCTTATACACAATGCTGCATTTGCAGAAAATGCTGTCGAACCGCTTCTTGGGTCAGTGACCTTTTTTCCCTGCACAACTGCCGTAAATAAGGGTACACCTTGTGTAAAAACATCTTGGTTGTATTTAAGGCGAACATACAAACAAGCTATGCCTTGACCCCGAAAGTTTGTGTCGTCTCCGCTTTGACCATTAGCCCAATCAGGTGTATTTCCGTCGGTCAAACTATTCAAAGTAGTATAGACATTTTGTGTTGGCGAACCCTCAAACTTTTTAATTAAAATAGTCGAATTGCCATCACCATCTTGCCAAAGAGAAGTTGTAACATTTCCATCTGAGTCTAATGCTACCTCTTTATCATTAATATAAATCGTTCCGATATTATTTACTTCATGACCTGCTAATGTAATTATTTGGTGCAAGTACTCATTGTTAGTACCAGTTGACTCTAGGTAAGTTACAACCCCACCTTTACGCACAGTTCCATAGACAACTTCTTGTGCAGCATTCGGTGATCTTGTGTTTGTGAATAATCCGCGACTTGAACCAAAAGCACTGCTATCGAAATCTGGCATCATCGCTTTAAATGCCCAGTTTACTACCACACCGATAGCTATGCCGCCAATAATAGGTATTAAAATCGCAGGTATGACTGACGTAAGACCTAAAGCACTAACTATTGCAGTACCCACAATAGTCGGATGCCTTGGCACATTATCCCAATCATTCCAATGTTTTACTGTTAAATCACCTAACTTATACTTCATTTATATTCCAAGCACTGGTAATGTTTTCTATCGGCAAGGCTTCAAGCCCATCGTCATTCAGAAACAAAGCATGTCGACCCCAAGCGATACCCATTGCTTTACCTATCACCCATCTTCGACATTGGTCTGTTAAAACCAAACACCCCTTTGGCGGTAATCCATCAACCCTTGTAAGCTTTCCAGATATTGCTTCTTCAATCGTTCTTGCCTTAAAAATTTTCCGAAGCTGATCTCTTTTAAATGTTTCATTACCTTTATGATATTTTCCAACCCAATCATCTGCCCAACCTTTTCCATACATAGCTTTGAAAGCACCATTCGTAAATGTTAAGCAATCATTGCTAAACCAAGCAAATGGCTGTCGCTTTACTCTAGCCACGTAATTATTCAAAGAATTTAAATCAGGAATTATCTTCTGGTGGCTCATTTTCCCTACCCCAAGGCACTTGTTTATCTTGTAGTCGTGCAACCCACCTAAAAAAACTATCATTGCTATTTGAGTAACTTTCTGTCGCTATTACTGCCGAATGACTTGCCTCTGTATATCTCCTGACCACTGGTCTCTCCAAAACAATCAAACGACTTTCTACAGTCAATTTTATTGAAGAAGTCTCACCAGTATCAAGGATTGTCATTTGATCCATAAAACCTGAAAAGACTTCTGCTACATGCGTTACTCCTTGCACTCCCCAGAATACTTCTACCAATCTTCCTTGGTAATTTTCCGTAAGAGCGTAGGAAAGGATCGTACTGTCAAGACCATTGAGAGTTAGCGTACAACCTCTGAAAGGTCACTTACTTCTTCCAGACCTTCAATGTTAAGCAGATTGCCAGTGCCAATATACGTTTCGGTATTGATCGTTTTGTCACCATAACCTGTCCACAAACGTAATGTAGCACTCGCAAAACTTAATTTTACCGCATAAAACGGCTCAAGCTCACTATTGCTAAGTGCAGAAACAAGGCTTGCATTAATACTTCGTGTCATACTACCTCTACTGCCCCAAATGTAATTCCATAGGTACTAACGTCATTCGCATCCCATGAAGATTCATTACTGCTTAATCTAAATAGCCCAGAGGCACTTGTAAGGTCTGCAGAGACGCTTGAACGTGTTTTCCGCAGTGCAGGGAATATTTCAAGGTCAGCCGCACTCCCTGTGCCTGTGAAGTCCAGTATGACCTTATGTAAGGTGCTGTCCGATCCTGTCCCAAGCTGTATATAATCACCTGCAAGCAAAGTGTCGCCACTTGTGACCGTTGCTGAAACTGTCCTGTCACCTGCCGAACCGCTAATAGTAGCTGCTGTGGCTGTTCCTCTTGGGCTTGTTGCATCGGGATCATTTAGCAAAAACGAACCGAAACGACCGCGCAAACTTGCTAAAAAAGAAATCCACTGTTCTGCATTGGCTCTTTTCATTTTTGGCAGGGTTATATCTGCTTCCCATCTTTCTCCTGTGTAAGCATGGGTTTGACCTGCAAAAGTAAATGGACTTTCCGAATATGCTGTTGCAGTTACCATCGTCCACTTGATACTCTTAATACCTGTGGCTGTTGGAAGCGTTAAAGGATAACTTATTGCCATTAGGAAAATGCCCTCCCGAAACCACCGCCACGTCTTTTAGTATCTGCTACCGCCATTTTGGCACTTGCCGCTATCTCTGGCATCAATGACCTGATCTCTGTTCTCACTGTCTGCTGAACCCCTGTTGTGACGTTAATATTCTGAACAACTGTGACGCCATCCCCACCACTTAAAGCAGAACGCGTATTGTTGCTGTTCATCACCGTAGCCGCGCTTTGGGGAACAATTAGCTCTGGACCACGCTCACCAACTAAATACGGTTGCCTCGGGGAGATCGCGCCACCACTTGCCACTGGATTAAATAAAGATGAAAAGCTCACTGTTCTCAAACCCAATCCAGGGAATATAGAATTTAATACTGCATTTACAACGGTTAAGCGGAATATCTGCGCTATCACTTGCGCTACCGTTTGACGTATCAATTGTTTGAAATCGTCCATAGTTACCTTTGTCCCTGCAACCATTTTTTCGAAGATACTTGTGATCCCATCACCAAGATTCATAGCCGCATCTACAAAACTAGCAAAAACAGGCTCAGTCTCATATCGGATTTGGTGAGTAATTTTTTCTATGGCTTCTTGTGCAGCATCAAAAAGCTCTGAATCTTTACCAATTTTTTGGAGTTCTTTTAGTTCATCGTTTAAGTTTTTTATGCCAAATGTATATTTATCTACAAGTTTTTTTGCTTCTTCAAACGCTTTCATATCTGTAATAATATTAAAAGCGCTTGGGACACCGTCTGCCGCTGTTGCTACAGCGTGCAAACCTTCATCGACCTCTGCTAGTGTTCCGCTACCAAAATCTTTTAAATTTTTAACAACGTGTTCTGGCAACAAACCGTCAAAAGCTTCAGCTGCAAATTCTGCCGCTTCTTCTATTAAGCCAAGCTGATCTGCGGTATAACCTAAAGCTGCCGCGATTAGTAAAAGTGGTGTTCTTTTCGTAATTGCATTGAAAAATCGCATTGCAATACCAGAAGCCTTAATAGCAGTAGCTAATTTGACAAACTGCCTAACACCATTCACCACATTGATCGCAACCCCTAAAGCAAGGTAGACACCAAATGCGATAGCAAAACTTCTGAGATTATCTGCAGCAAATTCAATCGCTTTAGCTAACAACCTAAACGCAAAGCCAAGAGTTTGACCAATTTCCGTAGCCAAACCTTTGCTGTTTCTTAAAATATCTGTAATTACATTTGTTAATTCTATAAAACCTTCGTTGAGACCACTTTGCGCGATCTGTCCTTGGAAATTAAAAACCGCATCCCCAAGCATCGACAGCGCACCGCCAGTAGTCTTAGCGAATTGATCCATTGCCCCATCTGCTGTGCCACCTGCACCAAACGTATCTAGTATAATTCTTGCTGTTTCTGCCGCACTATAAGAAACACCTGCCTCAAAACCTGCAAAGGCTGAAACGCCTCTATCTCTAAACTGATCTGCAGCCCCAATACCTGCCGACAAAGCCCTCTGAAGGTTCATCGCTGCCTCATCAAAGCCCATACCAAACTGAGCCGCGATATTACCAGTGGCTTGTAAAAGAGCATTTAAATCGTCTGCATTGCTTGATGCAGCCGCTAAAGAACCTGCACCTCTCTGAATATCCCTTAAACTGAAAGGCACTCTTGCAGCGAACTTCTGCATATGCTCAAATGCTGCTGCACCTTCTTCCGCACTACCTAAGAGTGCAGTAAGCTGCACTTCAAGAGCCTCAATCTGTGCGCCTGTTTGTATTGTGCTTTTGATAAACGAACCGAAAATAGCAGTACCACCGACTGCTGCAATAGCACGACCTACCTTGCGGAAACTGTTTGACATTTTGTCTGTTGCCGCCTCAGTTTGGCGAGAAACTTTTTGCAAGTCTCCCCTGAGCTTCGCCATATCAAGCTCAATGCGAACTAGAATTTCGTCAACAGTCGTAGCCATTAATCAGGATACCTTTCCATCAAACTCTCAAGCTCATCCCTTCGCAACGGTGGTGGCTTACCGCCAGAATGAAACTCAACAAAACCTTCTATGGCTAAAACAAATTCTTTGAAAGACATATCCCAAAAGTCTCTAGGGCTAATTTGCATTTTACCAAATGCTAACTTTTGCCATTCTGCCCAAGGAATTTCATCTAGCCGTTCGCCACCTCCTGCACGTTTCCCTCTTGTTGCTCATCGGTAATGATAAATGCTAATAACTCAGCAATAATTTTTAAGGTTTCTGTAAACCCTGTCGACCAGATAAGTTGCCCTACCTCTTTTTCGCTCAGATCTTTACCACTTGAGCGCAAAACAGGTGTTAATATTGCGATCATTTCCATAGTTGTAAGATTTACTTCTGATATTTCTTGTGCTGTTTTCAAAATGCCTTTACCAAGTCCTGTTTCGATCCGCATCAAAACATCCATATTGATCTTGCATTTGAAAGTCTGACTACTCAGAGTCAGCTTCACTTCTCCGCGCTTTGGGTTTGTCATCCTTGACCTCCTTAGTTTCAATTTCAAAAACTTCGCCACGATCTGCTACATCTGTAACAGAAGTTACCTGATACTGTTTTTTATTTGCAGTGATTACATCGCCCTCTGCAAACTTTACTGCACAAGGCACTGTAAACATAGTTCCGCGAGAATGACCAAGGATCATCGTCTCATTAAAATGAATGGTAACTTTTTCCCAAGCCATTCTCAAAACTCCTTAGACTGTTGCGAATGTAAATGCGCCAGAATTTTCCAATGTCACAGAATATGTAACTTCGCCATTATGCTCACCTGCATATTCTAATGATGCTACCATAAACTCACCTGTGTACGTTCCGAAGTCTGGGACAATGATTTGAAAGTTGTGGAAGTCACTCGCACCGAAAGCACTACGCAAAGTTGCTTCCGAAGCTGCGTCTGTAAATACTCCCGAACCACTGATAGACATTGATTGGATGCCACCGTTTGCTAATAATGCTCTTACATTAGAACTATCTTTAGTTGTAACATCTACCGCTTCATCATTCATTGTAAGGGAAGTCGATCTTAAACCACCGATAGTGGTATAAGTATCTGAACCTGATGCAGCCGTATTATCTGCACCAATTTTTAAAAGTAGGGCTGAACCTTTTTGTGCCGCCATGTCTTTACTCCTTTAGCTGTCAAACACAACGACACGAAATCTCATAACCCCATGCCGTGTTATACCGTCATTTTCCACTAGCGTCGTCGAAAACTCTTGTCGAATGTTCACTAGCGAAGCTCCTGATACAGTTATATCAGTATTATGCAGGTTTGAATAGACCGATTGCATAATCTCTTTTATCTCACGCAACCCACGATACTGAGACCAGACATGAATTGTTTGAGTGTGTTCTATTCCGTCTAAAGTTTTTGTTCCATTATTAGCTGTAGTTTCCTCGCCAATAATTACATAAGGATATGGAGTACTCTCATCTGCGTTATCAAAAACCGAAACCGAAGCACCAGATAGACCTGTGGTATTACCATTTAACGTACTAAATATAGCTTGTTGTAATGGAAAAGAATGTAAGGACATTATCGCGCCCTCAACTTCTTATATAAAGCTCTAATCTTAGGCTTGTTTTCCTCCAATGCAGGTTGCAAAAACGGACGTGCGCCCATTTTGCTAGTGCCAAACTCTAAGTGCGCTGAATATTCTGCCCGACTTTCTACGCTTGCACCTAATCTATCAGGGTCAATAACAACGTGAACATTGCTGGCAAGATACCCTGTGTCTGTATTCGGTGGATTACCTGCTAATGAAGCGACATGAATACGGTTTGGATTGTACTTTCGGTATGTTCTGCCTGTGCTGTTATGAGCGTGTATAGACTCAACCGCAGTATTACGCACCATGTTAGCCCCTCTAGCCACTACTTGTTGCAGCTGAGAACGATATTGTTGCAAAACCTTATCCGATCTATTTTTTCTGCTAACAACAGTAACACTAAGTCTATTCATGTTGCGACACCTACACCCTCTTGTGCTGCTATCTGCATATACTTAAATTCGTTATTTATATTTTTGATACCTTTTATTGCAAATGTTCTTGTATGTTTTAGACCGTCCCTAAAATGTTCTTGAACAAGTCTATCTGCATGACTTAAATCTCTGCGATACCGTATCATAATTATATGACTTGTCACCTCACGCATTTGATCTCCAAAAAGACTTTCCTGTGCGTCTTTGGGCATTATTCTTGCAAAAATATCTGTCACTTTACTAAATACTACTGTTGCACCGCCACCACCATCAGCGGTTTTCGTAAACCTCTGTATTTGAAGCTTTGAACGCATTTTACCAATAGACATTAGCTTATTCCTGTTCTCAATATATTAGCATAGGGATGAACACCTAAACGCATAATCTTATACTTTGCCAATAACGTGTTTAGGATTTTGGGTAACATTGGAGGAGAAGAACCTTCTTGTTCACCCCTATGCTCATAAGCAAATGTCATATATTGCAACATTGCTAATCTGATGTCTTCTGGCACATCGGTTCTGGCTGTGCCGTAACCTGCAGTATAATTTATTTCTAAACCATTCGCAGCCCTAAGATCTGTCGGAAATGTTCCTCCATCCCTAAGATAAACACGTCCAATATCATTGATAGTATCAACATAATAATTTGATGTTGCCCAAGTAGATTGTGTATCTGAGTCATTGTAATAATTTATACTTGTAACGCTGATTGCAGGTGAAGCAGCTAATTCAATATAGTTTGAATATGCTCTTGTTTCGACTCCTGTCCTCATACCTTCAAATAAAGGATCAAGGATTGATGCCGTGCTGTCAAG